AAGATTGATTCCTGATGATTGTAGGAATAGAATGTCACCAACTGAAACTGTCGTTGAAAGATCAATATTTGGACCACTTGTAAGGTCGAGTGATGTGTTTGCACCCTTTGTGAGTACACTTGTTGAAGAAGGTGTAAACACGAGGTTGGCAGATGAGAGGGTTGACTCCCATGCTACTGAACTGTGACAAACTGAAACTTTGAGTGAGTTAGCAATATCGCCTGGATATTTTGCTACCCAGTCGCCAGCGCCAGCAACACCTGATGAATAATTATTTTCATAATCGTCATCGTTCTTAACTAGAATTGAAGTGTTGCCAGATGCAGTTGCATTGTTGGCACCGTTAAGTACACGAGAGATATACAGTGAATTGCCATACGCTAAGAAGTTTGCAGCAGTAAACCATTCCTGATAGTTATCAGAATCTGGCTTCTGGAATTGGGCTACTAATGTATCTTCCGAATCGATTAGTACTCTCTTGTCTGCTGGTCCCCAATGAAAACGCCCTGCGATAGCGCCATCAGTTGTTGAAACGGCAGGAATGACAGTAGTAAGGTCGATTTCGCTTACATTAACGCCTGGTGATACTTGAAAAGGCATTGTTCATTCTCCTTATAGAATTGATTTCTATTCAATTTTCATTATTATTTATAAAATGAAAGATTTAGTAGAGGCATCACCATTTATTTGATGTGTCCATATCATTCCAAAAATCAGTGCTGTTTTGGTTATTTATTGTTTCTTCAAAATCACTTCCATCATCAATAAATCCAAATGGGAGAACATCATCACTAATCAATCGTTCACGATCTTCCATCAGTTTCTTTCTAAAATCAGTATCAGTCAAATCTTTAAAGAACGGTTGGTTTGTTGCCCATGCAAACAATACAACACACATTATTAAATCATCATGCGAACCAATATCAGCCTCGTATGATGTTCCTTTCTGAATGAATGTAGATAATTCATTAATCAGATTAAAATCGTGTAACTTAATCTTTTCTTTCTCAATCATTGTTTTGGCGGTAGAACAACCAATACGCTTGACTTGTTTCGTTGTTCTTACACCACGTTGAACTGATGAAGAGAAGCCACCGCCAATAACTTGACCTGCTCTGCCCTTTACAGATGTAAATATTATATGTTCATATTCATAGTCATGGTGAAGAATATCAGCAATCTGTTGACCATTGTCGTTAATCTCAACGAGAGTATATGCTTCATTATAGTTCTTTACTACATTATGAATAACATCTGGATATACAAGTGGATCAATAATATTGTTTTTATAACAAGCAACAACTTCATATGGAACAGAAGAAACATCAATAACAACAAAAGCAGAAGCGTCCATACCAACACCACGTGAAGTATCAACTACACAAAAATATACACCACCCTTTTCAGGCTCTTTATATACAGTTAAACTACCTTCGTAATGGGAAGATATCGGAGTTGTAAATGTTAACGACCGAAGAACATTTGGTGAGATAAGTGTGTTTGCTGAACCAAGAAACTCTGCTTCAAATTCTTGTCGGAATTGATCTTCACTTGTATTCGCAATTGTTTTTTCTCGCCACTCATCATCCCGACCTGGAACATCCCACCAACTAACTGAAAAGTTAGCATACTCATTCCGACCTTCTACGCTATTAATCCATATCTTATAGAATAAATCAAAACCATTTGGCGTAGATGTAATCACAACCTTTGTATTTGTACCAGAGATGATTGTAGGATAAACTGACGTAAAGAAATCATCTTGTATGTTTCTTGGTACGAATGCAAATTCATCAAGATACAAAAAGTTAATAGAGAAACCACGAATAGCAGATGAAGCAGTAGAAGCAGCAATAATCTGGCTACCATTCTCAAGTTCAATGTTTGTTTTGTTCCATGTAACTACACCTTGCTGAAGCCACTTTGGAAGATTTTCATATCCTCGCTGAACGCGAGAAAGAATCTCACGAGCAGTGGAAAGTTTATTAGCAAGGATTGCTACAGTATAACTTTCATTGAAGATAATATGCCAAAGAATAACAGCAGCCGATGTTGTTGTTTTGCCAGCTTGTCGGCATGTTTTAATAATAGAAAAACGATTATCGACAATCGTACTTGCCATCTGCTCTTGAAATGGATACATATCAAATGTAATTAATCCACGATCAAGATTGATAATCTTTGTATATGTTCTAATAAAATAATTAATGTCTTTAGAACACTTAATCACTTCCTGTACTTGCTCCTCGGTATACTCCATAGGAACATATGCTTTTTTGAGAAGTGGATTATTTAAATAGAGATCAGAAGGCATTTATTTCACATTTTCTATTGACATTTTTAAAAACTAAGTTATAATAGTGCTTGTAGCGCTTTTATGAATAGTTCTATTCACTTTGTTGTTTGATAAGTTTTGTTAATTCACTTGTACTACCAACAAACAAAGCATTCGTAACATTCTGTGGTTGTGATGGTGTTTCTTCTTTCAGTGCTTTAACTTTCTTCTGAATTTCTAACAGATCCTTATTCGCTTCTACCATTGTTTTCATCAATGTAGATAACACTTCATATGCTCTTGGTGATTCAGAAGTAGAAGCAATTGAGGCTAAGTCTTCGATAGAACTTTGTGCTGAGTCAATAATATTTCTAAGATTCTCTCTAGCATACTTATAATCACTGTCAATATCATTTTCAGTGTTGAGTGCTGGTTTTGTATCAACAGGAGTTACTTTTGATTCATCAATCACTTCAATAATAGGTTTTGTATTCGGATCAATATCAAAAAGTTCTTCCATATTTTTTTCAAGTTGTGTTTTCATTTACCCTGTCCACGATACCTCTTAAAGGATGCTCTCTTGTGTTTATTTTTTGGACGAGATCGTGCGCTGTTGCCAACGCTTGTTCTATGTTTATGAACAACTTTAAATTCAATTTTTGATAATATTTTTGCCATTATGAATTCTCTATATTAAAATGTTGTTGAATCAGAATTAATATCTACCGTAAATCCATAATCAGACTCGGCAGAAATATTACTAATATTTACTGAACTATTTGGATTTGCAGATGGTGAGAATAGTGGTGCACCATTAGCGTATTGAGATGGTGTAACTGTAATACGTTCAAGTTTAGGTGTATCCGCCGCTGTATCTTGATATAGATTTGTGATTGCTCTTTTAATCAGACCAGAGTTAGATACTGGACCATACATATATGCTTTCACTTGAAAGGTCATATTATAGATTAATGCGCGACGAGTATCAAAGTTACCTTCATAAGTATCTTCGATTGATATATCTTGAAGAACAACTGGAGTGTCAACTGTGATTCCCATTTCAGGAATAAGGATTACATTTGTTGTAAACTCTGGGCGAAAATATGGAACGATCTGTTCTACAATCTGTGCACCATCATCAGCATTACGAACAAAGATTGATAACATTATATTAATGTCATATGGAACTGGAGTATACTGTGTATCAACTCTGTCATAATCTGATGTTTTTAACTTGACATTCTTTAATGTGGATGATAGTTTTCTTTGTGGCGCATAAGCAAGACTCTGAATCTCAAATCCCATACGAGGAAGAGTGATTTGAACTTCCTGATCAAGATTTGGATCCTGTGCCATACGAACAAGCCACTTTTCTTTTGGACCATAGGCTAACGGCACAGCAATCGTTTGAATACGATTACCGTTTACATCTAATCTTTGTACATAGATACCGTTAAAAAGATTGCCAAAAGCAATGACATATTTACGTATCGTGCCGTGGTAAAATGAAGTAAACATTAGTACTGTCCTGCATCCCCAAACGGATTCTGTTCGCTAAAGTCAATAATCTCGCTGCGAACAAATACAGGATCATTACTGCTAAAGTATGCGTTATTTGCGACCAGTGATCCAGAAGCAGTAACAATAAACTCTTGCATCAATGAACCACCTTCTTCTGTCAATAGTTTCGTATCATCTTCAAGTAGCATCTCGTATGCAAGAATATCGGTTGTGTTATTATCTTCAATAACATCAATGTCTGCATTACCTGTATTAATCTGCTCGTTGCTATATGTAAACAACTCACAACGAAGATCATATGTTTGTAGTCTACCTGTTTGATAGAACACTTGTTCATGTTCAACAAACATAATTTCAAATAGTTTATCAACCATTGGAAAGTATATTAGATCACCTTCCTGTGGTCGATTTGCAGTGATAGAATATCCATCACCAGTACCTTCTTCAAGAACAATCGAGTCGCCTTCATATTCTTGATCAAGAAACTGTCTTGATGGTGCATTTGTATCAGCTTCTTCTGTAAGATAGTTATAACCAACTTCAGTTGTCAGTTTTTCAGAAGAAGCCTGATTGAATCTTTTTCTTGCTACTGTAAAGGTAACTTGATCGTTGATCTGCAGATTGAACTTGGAAAGAAAATCGCCTTCGCCTTCAAACCCTTCGACATTTTTAATATACATCTCGATTTCGTTAGTCGTTTCATATTTCTTTAACGTATCTTCGCCGAACAAATAGTCGGTTCTAACTGCTGTCTTTGGCAGATAGTTAACATTATGACCATAAATCTTGATTGCTTCCAAACAAAGGTCTTCAACGAGGTCTTGTTCACGACCATAATTGAAGTTATTGAAGTATTGGTTTAACATAATTTTTAACCTGTCATGTCATTGACGGGTAAGCTGTAACTGACAATCATTTCTTCTTCGAGTTTTTGAATCTCTGCTTCAGCATCGTCATAAATCTTTGCACCATTGAACGTCAAACCACCCGGTAACTGCATTCCTTCAAACTTGGTGATGTTTGAACCCCATTGACGTTTAATCAATGCAGTTGCATATCTTGCTAACCAACGATCACCCCATACATCAGCGTATGTATCAGGATCTGTAACCGAATAACAATCAACAACAATATACTCACCAACAAGAACATCAGTTCCCCATAACATGTCAATATGAAGTTTATTAACATGACGAT